GACTACCAGCGCCCGCCAGTGGCCAGCCTGATCCTGCGCCGTGATGGCCAGGGCAATAATGTGGAGCGCCTGCACCGCGTGCGCAGCATGGCCGGGCGTTACTCGGACGTCACCGTGCTGGGCCAGTCGCATGGCAGCGCGCTGCAGGCCGGTCGTCATGCCATCAAGGTGGTGGAGCGCGATAGCAGCGTCAGCGTGTACCGCCCGCGCATCGTCATCGACCACGACGCCGACAGCCTGGCCGCTGCCCGCGCCCGGGCACGCAAGATACTGTCGGACTCGCGCCTGCAGGGCCTCACCCTGCAAGCCACGGTAAAGGGCCACCGCACCAGCGACGGCCTGCTGTGGACGCCGGGCCAGCGCCTGCATGTCTTGAGCGAGCCGCACGACATCAACGGCATTTACTTTTTGATGGCGCGCCGCTTCAGCGGTGGCCGTGGTCGCCCCAGCCAGACCCTGCTGACCCTGAAAGAGGACGGAGCCTGGGTGCTGGACGCCCACCCGCACCAGCGCAGCCACCGCCGTGGCAAGAACAGCAGCGCCAGCGAAACCCTGGTGGCGGTGGATGTCAGCCGCCCTAATACCCTCAGCAAAGGCCAGCCATGACCCCAGAGATAGACCGCCGCATCAGCCGTGCGCTGGCCGGCATCCGCCAGGCCTTCCGTGGCGTGCTGGGCCTTACCAGCAATGGCGCGGCCAGCCAGCTGGCCCAGGTGGAAGGCCTGGCCGATGAAGGCCTGCCCGACCTGGAGCTGTTCCAGCAGTTCGGTTTCAGCAGTAACCCGCCACCCGGCACCGCCGTCGTGGTGCTGCCGCTGGGCGGCAAAACCAGCCACGGCATCATCATCGCCACCGAAAACGGCCAGTTCCGCGTAAAAGGCCTGGCCCCCGGTGAAACCGCTGTGTTTAACGCCTTCGGCGATACCTTTGTGTTCAAGGACGGCCAGATAGCAGGCACGACCAAGACCTTTACCCTCACCGCCACCGAAGGCATGCGCTTTGATAGCCCACAGGCCGAATTTACCGGCCAGGTGATGGTGCGCCAGCAACTAACGGGACAAGGCGGCATGGCCATACAGGGGGGTGATGGCGCGGTGTTTAGCGGGGATGTGCGGCAGGAAGGTGGCAGCTACCAGACCGATGGCGATGTGGTGGCGGGAGGGGATGTGGTAGCTGGCGAGGTCAGCTTGCGCAAGCATAGCCACAGGGAGTAGATTGAACCAAACAATTACATGTGCATAATCATGAAGCAGTACTCTCGTAAAGAAATGATTTCGGCTTGGTTGTTCATCCTTACGATCGTGGCAGTTGGTTTCGCTTTTTCTGTCAGTCTTTTATACCTTGGCCTGGCAAATTTCCATAAACAAAAAGTAGCTACCTATTGGCCTGTCACAGAAGGTGTAATTACTTCCGTTCGAATACAAAACCATGGCCGCGGCGATATGATTCCTGTCTATACCTACAAATATACAGTGAATAACAAGCAATACAGCAATGACCGGCAATCCATTGGAGAAGGCATTGCATATAGTCGTATTAAAGATGTTCAACTAAACATGAAAAAACATCCAACAGGCTCCACAATACCTGTTCATTACGATCCAGAATCACCAGAAGACAGCACTATTTCCATTTCTTTTGATGCCGGCTTTACGAGTATCGTGCAGGCACTCATGGGGCTATTGATGTCCGTCGCTTCAGGCTGCATCCTCTTCTACTTGCTTCGCCCCAATAAAAAGATATCAACACTATCGGAGCAATAACTCTCATTCTTGAATTGGAAGCAACAGCACAACATGGCTCTTGCAAAATACGCACGCATTGCCGCATGGCTCATACAAATCATAATCACACCAATCTGTTTATGCATATCTCTCGGCATATTCAATGAGGTCATAGCAGAATGGCAGGAAGTTCAGGCAACCGGCACATGGAAGGTGACCGATGCCATCATCACTGAAGCGCGGCTAAATGACAGCCATGGTGGGAGGCATCGCGTTCTTGAACCGGTATACACCTACCAATACCAGGTCAATGGCAAACAGTACGTGAACGACCGGCAAGCAATCGGCGGAAGTGTAACCTTCCAGTTTACTCAGGATGCCCATCGCGACATGGACAGGCACCCTGTTTATTCAACCCTGCAAATACACTACAACCCGGCATCGCCCCAGGATAGTGCCATCACCATCATCCATGACAATTTTTACCGCTACTTCATGGGCATTTTTACTGCACTGGTTGCGCTGCTGTTCCCGGGCTACGTCTACTATCTCTTGTTCAGAAAAAAGAAGCGTCCCTCAAACCAGCACACTGCCGGAAGTGGCACCCTGCCGGTGAATTGATTTCCAGGGCGCACAACACGGCCCACTGAACCCCCTCAGCTAATCCCGCCACCCACCATGCCCCGACAATCGGGGCATGGACGCTTTACTCGACCCCCACACCGCCAGCTATACCGGCAGCCGTACCAGCACCCTGGCCAATGCCGTTTACCTGCGCCTGGCCACGCCGCTGGGCAGCTGGTGGGCTGACCCTTCGCTCGGCTCACGCCTGCATGAATTGCGACGGGCAAAAGACCTTAGCCGCATCGACACGCTGGCACGGCAGTATGCCGAGCAGGCGCTGGCCCCCTTGCTGCAGGACGGTCGCGCCAGCCGCATCACGGTAGACAGCCAGCGGCCACGGCCGGGCTGGCTGGTGCTGCTGATTGCCGTTACCGCTGCCAGCGGTGCGTTGCAGACCTTCCGTTATCCGGTACGGGTGGGCGGCTGATGGCTTATCCCTTGCTCACCATGGCGCAGATTCGCGCCGACATGCTGCGCGACATCCGCAACCTGCTGCCGGAGGCGGATGTCGGCCCGGATTCCGACTATTTCATCCGCGCCACCTCGGTGGCCAGTGCGGTGGAAGGCCTGTACCAGCACCAGGCGTGGATGGTGCGGCAGATCTTCCCCGACACCGCCGATCATGATTATTTGCTGCTGCATGCCCGGCTGCGTGGCCTGGCTCCCAAGCCTGCCGTCACCGCCAGCGGCCGCATACTGTTGCGTGGCAATCCCGGCAGCCCCGTCGCCGCCGGGGTGCAGGGCAAATGGGGCGACCAGCTGTATATCAGCCGCGAGGCTGGCCGGATTGGGGACGATGGCACGCTGACACTGGCCGCCACTGCCATGCAGACCGGGCTGGCAGGCAATGCACCTGACGATACCCGGCTGGAACTGCTGGCCCCGCCACCCGGCGTGCAATCGACTGCTGTGCTGACCGAAATGCGCGGCGGCGTGGAAGAAGAAAGCGATGCCGAGCTGTTGGCGCGGCTGCTGGACCTGATCCGCCGCCCACCCGCTGGCGGCAATGTGCATGACTACCGCCGCTGGGCACTGGAAGTGCCGGGCGTGTCCGCGGCCTATGTCTACCCGCTGCGCCGTGGGCTGGGCACGGTGGACATCATTATCACCTCGGCCGGTGGCCTGCCATCGGTGGAGACGCTGGCCGCCGCGCAGGCGCATATCGACGCGCTGCGCCCGGTCACCGCCAGGCACAGTCTGGTGGCCGCACCCACCGTGCGACTGGTGGAGGTGGAGCTGCAACTGGCGCTGTCCGGCCTGACGCTGGAACAAGCCCGGCTACAGCTGACACCGCAGCTGCACACCCGTTTCGACCAGTTGGTCCCTGGTCAGGTACTGGTCCGCAGCCAGCTGGAAACGCTGGCCTCCAGCCTGCCCGGTGTGGTGGACCGCCGCATTGTGCTGCCGGCTGCCAACGTACAGCCGCTGGTGAATGAACAGCGGGTGGAATGGCTGCGGCTGGGCCGACTCGACATCAAGGCCATGCCATGAGCCACGCCACGCTATTGGCACTGCTGCTGCCGCCGCAATCCTACGCCCGCAACGCCCAGCCTTTGCAGATCGAGCTGCTCGCGGAGGGGCATGCGCTGGACGTGGCAGAGCGCGATGGCTTGCAGGCCGCCGCCGCCATCTCCCCCTTCTTTGCCGAGTACACCCTGCCGGACTGGGAGCGGGTGTGCGACTTAACGCCAGCACCCGGTGCGGGTTATCAGCAGCGGCTGCAGGCGGTGCTGGCCAGGCTGGCCGCCACTGGTGGCTTGAGCATTCCTTACTTCCAGCGGCTGGCCAGCAGCCTGGGCTACCGCATCAAAATTATCGAGCCACAGCCCTTCCGCGCCGGCATCAACCGGGCCGGCAACATGCTGCAGGTGGCCGACATCATCTGGGTGTGGCAGGTGGTCATCCACGCGGCACAGGTGCAGGCCTGGCGCTTCCGTGCCGGGCAGTCCGGCGCGGGCGAGGCGCTCATCAGCTTTGGCGACCCGGTCATCGAAACCGTGTTCCGCGAGCTGAAACCCGCCCACAGCTTTGTCTACTTTGCCTATCAGGAGGGCTGAATGCAGAAGATCAACACCCCGGACAACCTGTTTCACGATGGCGACCCGTCAACCGGCGCGCTGGGCACCATCGTGACCGCCGCCTGGCTCAACAGCATGCAGGGCGAGCTGGTGAGCGTGATCGAGGCGGCCGGCATCAAGCTGGATGCGGCCAGAACCGACCAGCTGCGACTGGCGATTGCCAAACTGGTAAGCGATGCCGCCGCGCCACTCAAACATGGCCACGCGTGGGCGGATATCAGCAAGACCCCCACCACACTGGCAGGGTATGGCATTACCGATGCCGCCAGCAGCCATGAACTGGCCCAGGCATTGACCGAAGCAAACAAGGTGCTGAACAGCAAGCTGGACCGGACTGAGTTTGCAGGCCAGTGGGACGTCCGCCTGGCACAACGCATGACCTTCCAGTACTGAGGCCGCGCCATGCCCAAAACCTATCTCGACGGCCGGGAAATCAAGCGCTGGTGGCTGGATGGCCGCGAAGTCAGCCGCAGCTATCTGGACGGCCGCCTGGTGTTCCAGAAAGAAACCCGTATCGACCTCGATTGGCACGACTACGGCCTGAGCGGCCAATGGGTGCTCGACCGCGTGCTGGGCGCATTTAACGGGCCACCACCAGTCGGTGCCACCATCCGCTTTGTGGTGGCTCCCGGCATCCAGCTGGTGAGCGACAACAATATCGGCGAGTGCTTCCGCATGGACGGTGGCTGGTGGTACGGCGTGTTTGCCAACTGCCAGGTCATCATCGAAAACCACGGTTTCATCCTGGGCCGTGGCGGTCAGGGCGGCGATACCGGCCCCGGTTGGCAAACCGCCGGTCAGGCAGGCGGCCCCGCCATCATCAGCCAGGGCGTGCCGCTGCTGGTGGCCAATTACGGCGTGATTGCCGGTGGTGGCGGTGGCTCCGGTGCCACCGGCTGGTACGACGGTGGCAGCGGCAACTACAACTCCACCGGCGGCGGTGGCGCACCGTTTGGCCCCGGCGGCCCCACCAACAATGGCTCCAATAACAGATGGTGGGGATCGGCCGCCAGCTTCGACACCCCCGGCCATAGCGGTGGCGGCCCTGGCGGCAATGTGCCGGGCGGTAACTGGGGTGAGAAAGGCGGCGATGGCCTGTTCAAGCAGGCTGGTGGTGCCCGTAGCGCCGTCGCCGGTGGCGCAGCCGGTACCGCCATCATCTGTAATAACGCCGCCTTTGGCTGGATCAACCGCGGCGACATTCGAGGAAACGCACCATGAACAGCCTGATCTACGATGGCCACATCACCCGCCTGCAGCGCGACGGCGAAACCTTTCACACCCGGCAACAGGCACAGCTCACCCCGCGCCCGGCCAGCGAGGACGGTACCCAACAAGCAGCGCCGCTGCGCATCCGCTACCTACCGGCCGCACCGGCCGACAAGTCGGTGCTGGAGCTGGATGATGCCGACTACACCTGGCAGCTGACTGCCGAACAATGCGCCGAGCTGGAAGCCTTCATCGCCAGCTTTGACCCGGCCACGGCCATTAGCTGGCCACCACCGCTGCCGCCGGATGAACAGGAACGCCTGACCCGCGCCGAACGCGACCGCCGCTTGCTGGCCACCGACTACCTGCTGATGCCGGACTACCCCATCAGCGCGGCCGACCTGGACGCGGTGAAAGCCTATCGCCAGCAGCTGCGGGATTTGAGCACTGCGCCGGACTGGCCACAGATTGAATGGCCCGCACTGGCATTGACGGGAGAGGAGCAAGCGGCCACAACAAAGCAAGCCGAGTAGAAATAGAGAGACAGCGACCGGATGGGTGCTACGAACACCCACCCGGCCAGCTGACCCGCAGACGATACCTGCAAGTCACCCCAAGGCTGCCACTTTACTGCGCAGAAAGCCTGGACAGTCTAACGGTTAAACGGTCCCGGACCACCTTGCCGATGTCACTACCCGAAATCCGCTGCGGCCATTGCGGCCGCAAACTCGCCGAGGGCCACGTGCTGGTCCTCAGCATCAAATGCCCGCGCTGCCGGGCACTGAATCATTACCAGGCCGCGAGCCACTCACCAGCGCACCAGGGCGTGCCAGACAGGACACCACCTGATGCAAAGCCAACCCATCATCCCCTGGTTGGGCGGTAAGCGCCGCCTGGCAGACAAACTGCTACCGCTGTTTCCACCGCATGACTGCTATGTCGAACTGTTCTGTGGTGGCGCAGCCCTGTACTTCCTGCGCCATCACCCTGCCAAAACGGAGGTGCTCAACGATGTGAACGGCGATCTGGTCAACCTGTACCGCGTGGTGCAACACCACCTTGAGGAGTTTGTACGCCAGTTCAAATGGGCCATCAGCAGCCGTGAGGTATTCAAGTGGCAGCAGCAGACCCGCCCCGAAACCCTCACGGACATCCAGCGGGCGGCCCGCTTTTATTACCTGCAACAACACGCCTTCGGCGGCAAGGTGCAGGGCCAGACTTATGGCACCGCCACCACCGCGCCGATGATCAACCTGTGCCGCATCGAGGAAAACCTCAGCGCCGCCCACTTGCGCCTGGCCGGTACCAATATCGAAAACCTGCCCTGGGACGAATGCCTAAAACGCTACGACCGCAGCCACAGCTTCTTTTATGCCGATCCGCCGTACTGGCAAACGGAGGGTTACGGCGTCCCCTTCGGCCTGGAGCAATACCAGCACCTGGCCAGCCTGATGCAAAGCTGCAAAGGCAAGGTGATGGTGAGCATCAACGACCATCCCGACATCCGCAGCATATTCAACGGCTTCTGGATGGAGGGGCTGGAAATCAAGTACAGCACCGGCAACAGTCACGGCGCACCGGAAAGCAGTAAGGAGCTGGTGATCACCAACTGGCAGCCGGAAGTGATGGGGGGATTGTTTTAG